GAGGATGTCCGCCTGGCGCTTGCGCTCCTGGTCGCGGATCGCCTTGATGTCGATCTGCGGCTCGGGCTTGGGCGTGGGCTTCGGCTCCACGACGGCAGTCGGGGTGTCCTTCGTCTCGTCTCCCATGACAGGGTCCTCTCGGGTTCGGATGATGGTGGTTTCGATTTCGTCGTCCGCCGACCGGATGCCGACCGTCTCGTCCGCGGGGACCGCGACGAGCGACGCCTCGACGGGCTTCCACCTCGTGACGAGGTAGACGTCGGGCGCATCTTCGCGCTCCTCCTGGAGCTTCATCTCCTGGACGTAGTAGCCGACCGACACGTTGCGGCGGATCCCGTCGCGGACGTCGCCGAAGAACTCGGATGCGCGGTCCGACCTTCCGAATCGGACCCGGGCGTGTCCAACGCCCTCCTGCAGCCACGCCTTCTCGACGATTCCGATCTGGTCTCTGTGGTCGTGGTGGGCGAGCAGCGGCGCGTTCCCGCTGCCCATGAACTTCATGTCGACGGCGCCAGCGTCATGGCTCAGGATCTCGACCCCGAACCATCGCTCGAAGGGATCCTCGGACGAGAACGTCATCTCGACCGTCCGTGATTCCTCGTCGACGTCGTCGGCGCGGATCTCGAGGTTGCGGGCCATGAGCCCGAGCTTGATCGTGTCGCTGTCGCCGATGCGCTTACTGGCGGTCTTCGCCATCGCTTGCGTCCTCCATGTCACCGCCGAAAAGCACCGGCAGGCTCAGGTTCAGTTTCTTCGCAGCCTCGGTGTCCGCGGCGAGCTGCTCGAACACTTCGTCGCGGTCGAGTCCCATCTCCCCGAGCACGTCGGTCAGGGACCGGAACCCGTTGCGGACGGCGCTGATCTGCGCCTTGATCTCCTTCTGGGGGTCGACCCAACTCCACCCGCGGGGTTGCCAATGGGGCTGGTCGAACTTCCCGAACTTCCGCGCCGGCAAGTTGATCTGTCCGGAGAGAAGCGCCATCGGGAGCCACGCCCGATGAACCTGATCGCAGAGATTCTCGACCACCCACGCCTGGACCAGTCGCCAGGCGTCGCGCTCGGCGAGTTCGCCCTGCCGGATCGACGAGTAGCTGACACCCTCGAGGTCGTTCGCGAGCGAGACGTAGGAGACGTTGAGCCCGCTTGCGATGCCGCGCAGCATGGCCTTCGTGAACGCCTCATAGCTACTGTTCGGGTGCGCTGGATCCCACGCCTTGAAGTCCATCCCGGTCGGGAGCTGCTCGAACGTCCCGGGCTCTGCCTCGGTGATCAGCGAGCCGTCAGCGTCTTCGTCGTCAGGCTCGAAGCTGTCCCCGTCGTCGGACTTGAAAAAGCCCATTTTGGTCGCAGCCAGGCGGCTCGCGATGAGTTCGGCCTCCTCGTACCCTCCGAGCTGCTTCAGCCGGTAGGCGGCCGTGACGATCCACGGGACGCCGCGGGTCTGGCTCGGCCGCTCCTTGAGGTAGAGGTGGATGATCTCGTCAGCCGGGACGACCCGGTACGGCTCGCGGCGAGCGAACCCGACCTCGTCGCCGGGATGCGTGCGGAACAGGTGATACGCGACCGGACGCCCCCACTCGTCGACCTGGACCCCGCCACGGATTCGACGGACTGGATCGACGAACTCCTCGTCGAGGTAGTCCGACTCGAGGAGATGGAGCGTCAGCCCGTACTTACCCGTCTTGACCTTCTGGATCAGGGCTTCACCATCGCGCGCCACCGCCTCGAGCGCGGCCTGCTGGAGACCGATCCATGAGTAGCCGCCGCACATCGTCGTCGTGCCCTTGCGGCCCCAGTCACGCCACGCCGACTCGATCGCCTCGTTGGCGCGCTCGTCGAGCGTTCCGTCATCGTCCCGAGCTCGGTTCTGAAACCGAATGCCCTTGTGACCGACGACGTTGGTTTTCATCAGCGACATGAACCGGCGCGCGTAGTCGTTGTTTTGCCAAAGGTCCCGGGATCGCGCCCGGAGCGTCCGGAGGTGGCGGATGATGTCGACGTCGGCGGATGTCGGCTGACCGCCCCAGTCCGCGACGAGGCGCCCGAGGTTTGCCGCCTGGTAGGCGCGCACGCGATGGGATCGGCGACGTCGCTTCTTCGGAGGCTTCTGCCACGGCCACCGCATCAGACGAACCTCGCCTTGATCGTCCGGCGCGAGGTCGCCTTACCTTCGGCGATGAGTTCCTTGCGGTACTTCGCGGCGTAGTAGGCGCGAGCCTCGATCAGTTGCTTGTGGGTCATGTGCTCGATGCGCACGCCGCCGATCGACTGCTCGAGCTGGGTCTTCGTGGCCCGGCCCTCGAGCGCGGCCTCGATCCCGTCGAGCATGATCTTGGCGTGCGATCGGGCGTCGAGCGTCGCGTTCGCCGCGAAGTCCGCGACGATCTCGATCACGCCCGCGGCGACCTTGTATCGCTCATCGGCGCCGTCGTCGACGTGCGCCTGCCAGTCGTACTCGCCCGCCGTGTAGGCCGCACTCGTCCCGGTTGTGACCTCGACGAGGTGGTCGTCCCCGTCGGCGCTCGCAACGATCGAGATCTTCGCCGAGGCGTTGATCAGCGTGTAGGTGAGCGTCCAGGACGACGCGGGGAAGTCGGAATCGGTCCACTTCCACGAGACCGATTCGCCGATCACAAGGCGGCTCGGGATGTCGGGCTCGACTACCGTGTAGGCCATAGTGGCGTAGTCTAAACCCGGATTTCGACAAAAGACGATCGGGCGAGCGGTTCGAGCCTGAGAAAGCAAAGAAAGGCGTCAATGGGCGCTTGACAAGGGGGTCGGGCAAGAGGCCCGATTCACGTCTTGAGCTGCTCGTCCCGCTGACGTCGGACCCAGTCTGCCAGGTCGTCGGGCAAAGCGACCCAGGGACCGACGCCCCCCACGCGGAATGCCGGCAGGCCCATGTCGTCGATGTAGTGACGGATGTTCTTCCAGTTCACCCCGACGGCGGTGCCGATCGCCTTCGCGCCGACGTAGACGAGTGGCCGCTCGTTCACCTCCATCGGTTCACGAACCCCTTTCGCGGACCCTTCGTGATCCGCCGACGCCGCTTCCGGATGACCTGCTCGGTGAACCCACCGTCGTCGGCCGGCCGCTCTGCGCCCCCGGTCACCCCGGCCTGCTTCTCCAGCCGGAGGCGCATCCGGGGCATGTTCGGATTCAGGTACTCGAAGGCCCCGAGCGCGTAGGCCCTGCAGTCGAGAGGCTCGTTCGGCCCCTTCTTCCGCCACTCGAACCCGATCACGACGCCAGCCTTGCGCTTCTCGAGCTTCTCCTCGTTCGTGAGCCGGACGAAGTGGACGTCCGGGTAGTGCGCCGGGAAGTGGCAGAAGCCCGGCCCGGGGTCCTGGATCCGAAGCCGGTTGAAGATGATCGTCTTCGCGTCGTCCACGTTCACGGTCCGCAGGATCGCTCTCGAGCGCCGGCGCTTGTCCCCCTGCCACGTGCCCTTGTTACAGAGCGTCCCGGTCGTCACGCCCTTCGTCGCGAAGACGTTGCGCTTCCGCCGCGGCCCGGTGAACCGGTACACCTCGGTCGCGAGGTAGCCGGAGTCGATGAACGAGCACGACACGCCGAGATCCACGCCGTCCTGGCGCGTGAACCGCCGGAGCAGCTGCTCGTCGAGGTTGTCCCATACCTCGATCCGCGTGGGGTCGCCCTCGAGCACGACGTAGTCGAGCGACCACGTCTCGCCCTCCTGGCCGTGGCCGACGAACTCCAGCTCGACCCGGGCGTTCGCCCCGCCCTGGACGTCGGCGCCCACCGTCACGACGCAGACCTCGTCGGGGATGCGGCCCTCGTCATCGGGGTACTCCTCGCCGCGGCGGCCGAGGATGTCCGAGTTCACCGACTCGCCGTGCTCCTCGAAGGTCTCACCGAGCAGCGTGTTGACGACGGTCTTGAGAGTCGTGATGTTGCCCGATTTCGCGTTGCGGCTCGCGACGAGCCAGCGGTCGACGACGTAGGACCACGGCCGCAGGTAGGAGTAGCCCGCCCAGATCCGGACCCCGATGCGCCGCGGCTTCGGGATCGGCTTCCCGTCCGGGTCCCGGAAGGCATCCTTCCCCTCGACGTAGTAGACCCCGTCGAGCGTCTGCCAGCGCCCCCGGGCGTCCATCGTCGGGTAGTCCCGGTACTCGAGGCGGCACCCCGTCCGGCACTCGTACCACACGGTTTCGGGCTGGCCCTTGTCCCAGTGGAGTCGGGCGAACTCCAGCCGCTGGAGTTCATCGCAGCGCGGACATCGGACGAACCGCCAGAAGACCATCTCGGAGTGCTCGACGGCGTTCTCGATGAGGCTCACGCCCTTCGTCTTCGGCGTCGAGCCCCGGATCGACTTCGGGAACGGGGCCTGGTCGAGCCGCCCATCGCCGAGCTCGAAGCACGAGCCCTCGCCGTCGATGTCCACGTCGAACCCGTCCGTCTCATCGTAGATCGCGACGTCCTTCGTCATCCGGCGGAAGTTGCGCGCCGACTTGCCGCCCTTGATATCGAGTGTCGACCCGTGAAAGGCCTTCTTCTCGACCGTGCTGAACTTCGACTTGGATCCGACCGCGCACTTGAGCTTCGCGCCGAGCAGCGGGACGTCGCGCAGCATCGGGTCGACCTCGTCCGTCGTGAAGTCCCGCGCGTCCCCGTCGGTCGGGTGCCAGATCGCGACGTTCCGGTTCTTCTGCTCGATGAGGCACCCGGCCGCGGCGAGGAGGCACTTTGTGTAGCCGACCCGGCGGGACTTCTGGAGGTTGATCTCCTCGATGTCGTCCGAGGTCATCCAGTTCAGGAGCGCGACCTGGTACGGGTAGCACTTCCACCGGCCCTCGGTGCCGGAGCTCTCCGGCGAGAGGTAGAAGTGCCGGTTCGCCCACTCGGAGCCCCGGAGCGGAACACGGGCGAAGAAAAGCCCGAGGCCGGTGCTTGCGGCGGTTTCGAGTTCAGGCGTCAATCGATCCCCCCGAAGACCTCCACCAGCGGCCCGGACACGGCGCGGATCCTCGCGTCCCCGAAGTGCGGACGCGCCCGGCGCCAGACGTCGAGGTGCATTTCGAGCGGGTAGTCGTGGACGGGGTGCGGCGGGATCTTCGAGCCGTCGCAGTAGACGGCCCCGGTCTGGTAGCAGTCGAAGCCGCAGAGGTAGATCGAGCCCCCGCCTATCTTTGCCGCGATCCACGTCGCGAAGGTCGCGGTGAGGCCGAAGTCGGGGACGTTGACGAGTTCGAAGCTGGACCAGGCGGAAAGGGGCGAGATAAGGCGACCCAGAGCACGGAACGAGAAGACGAGCTCGCGCAGGCCGGGTATCTTTCGCGGGTCGTCGAGGAAGGCGACGTAGTCGAGATTGATGCCCAGCTTGATCGCGTGGTGATTCACGCCGATCAAGATCGCCCCCGCCGGGAGCCGCTCGAGGTCCGCCGGCAGGCCCGGACCGGCACCAAGGACCGCGATTGGCTCGCCGGCATGAACGCCCCGGAGATACGACAGGCCCGCTACGTCTCGTCGCGGTTCGTCAGGCCGCATTCTGACTCCTTTCGCCGGAGGTAGGCATCGACCCAGCGCGGCAG